CACCAGTTGGTCCGGTAGGGCCTGTAGCGCCCGTAGAGCCTGTAGGACCGGTAGGTCCAGTACTTCCTGTAGCCCCTGTAGGACCTGTGGCTCCTGTTAAACCTTGTGGACCAGTTGGTCCTGTGTCTCCTGTTGCACCCGTCGGACCAGTTGGTCCGGTTAATCCTGTTGGGCCTGTAGGGCCTGTACTTCCTGTAGCACCTGTTGGTCCTGTGCTTCCTGTAGAGCCAGTTGCTCCCGTAGGTCCTGTTGCTCCGGTTGCACCAGTCGCTCCTGTAGGTCCTGTGGCTCCGGTATTACCAGTTGATCCAGTTGCGCCAGTAGCTCCTTGAGGTCCAGTTGGCCCTGTTGCTCCCGTTGGGCCTGTGCTTCCAGTATTACCTGTAGGTCCAGTCGCTCCTGTCGCACCTGTTGCTCCTGTCGCTCCGGTGGCGCCTGTAGCGCCAGTTGAACCTGTTGATCCTGTCGCACCTGTCGGTCCGATAGGACCAGTTGGGCCAGTGGTACCCGTAGAACCAGTAGGACCTGTTGGTCCTGTTGGTCCTTGAATACCTTGCGGTCCTTGGTCTGCTGAGAAAACTACAGATGTCTGCGGTTGAGCAGACTCAATGATGATGATTGTTTCAGCCATTAAACGGTTACTCCAATCGGTACTAGGAACTTACCTTCTAACAATCTAATTGTTGTACCACCTGTGTAGAATACAAAGTCGTAGGCATAAGTCTCTGCGGTGATATTAGTCAGCGCTGAACTAAATGTAACCGTCACAACTGAAGTCGCTGTGTTAATACTAATTCTGCCGTTTGCTGTAGTAGCAAGTAGCGTGGTTGTAGTAGAACCTGCGAACGGGCGTACAGTCATAGTTGCTGTGTAGCCAGTGAGATTCCAGTTTGTTCCATCAGTCTGTGGACGGAATGCAAATGTAAATGTTGTAGCCTGTGGGCATACAAGGTTGTAGGTGGCTGTCATTATGTAAGCACCTGAGCTAGTGCTGCTGAAGGTTCTAGCCCTGTAGTACCAGCAATCTTGTTACAGATACCAGCAATATCAAGCATATTTGCACGAGCAGTAATACCGCCAACATAGTTGATTACGCCTACTAGGTCAGAGACTCCATTAAGGTCAATGCTCTTAGTTGCAGCCCATACCTGCGCTGCTTTTGCCTGATCGTAGTATGCAGAGATTGCAGGGTAGGTGCCCCCGTTTGCTAGACGATTTAACTCGTCGTTAAGTGTTGAACCTGCTGTACCGTATGGCACCTACTACCTCACTTCTTCTTGTTCTTGTTGCGAGCAGAAATTGCTGCAGCTTTCTTCTTTGCATCTGCTTTACTAGATGCTCCCCACGCCTGTAGTGATAACAACAAACGGGTTGGTTCTCCATTAGGCTTACGCTCTGGTCCTGCAGCGCTACCCATACGAGCAAGGAAACTTGCTCTACGTGGATTATCTCCAGACTTTACTGGCGGCTTAAGGTTACTGCCTTGTGCCTTAGCACTAGCACGTCCCTTAGCGTTAAGTCCACCCTTTGGGTTCTGTCCTTCTTTGCGTTGCCACGCTGGAGTCTTTGCCATTACTTCTTCTTTCTTGACGCTGCCGCATTATCTACTAGATTTGGGTACGGTCGTCCTGCTGCCTTAGCGCTGGCCTTAGCCTTTGCCTTCTGAGTAGGAGTCAACTTTGAAGATGTCTTCTTAGGATTCTTTTTATCCCAAAATTCTTTCTTCATTAGCCCATCTTCTTCTTCATCCCAGAAACCTTCTTAAGGTTTGGGTTAGCCTTGACTGCTGCCTTCGAGGCTTTCCGAGCACCCGCAGCAACTATCGCACCGGCACGCTCCATTGAGACACCTTGCTTTGCAGCAACTTTCTTCTGTACTGCTTTGAATCCTGGATGCTTCTTCATTAGTTCTGCTCCTTTGGTGTAGCTGCTGGAGCACCTGTTTGAACGTCATCGTATGTTGCGTATCCGCAACCGCAGTTAGTGCACATTACTTAGTACCTGTTTTCTTTCCGCCAGAGAACTTTGGCATATTGCCCTTAGTTGTCTGTGACTGTCCACCTGCAGGCATTGAAGGAGTGATGCCACCCTTGCTTACTCTGTCGAATGGAACGAAGTCAGTTGATTGTGACTTGTCGCCTTTATCTGCCATCTTATTTCTCCTTGTTAGATTTTATTGCCATCGAATGCAACGCCCATATCATTTGATAGGCGTACTGCTGCATCAATATCTTTTTGTTTAGTTGATACTGGTTCAATACCTTGACGCAGTGCGTCATAGTAGGAACCTAGTTCCTTGTCGTGCTCCTTAGCGTGAGGTACACCATTTGACTTGGCGGCTCCTAGATCAAACTGCAGACCTAGCGCTTTGCAACCAAAGCACGTCTCTACTGGTTCAGGATGCCATTCCCAATGTTTCATATAATAGGCTCCACGTAATCTCCATAGCCGTTAGCAATAAGGATTGCTGCTTGAGCATCCGTAATTGTTTGAGTGTGCCCACCTAGTATATAAAAATCTGCGTTAAATAGTGTGTCTTGATATGGATACATAGTTGCTTCAACTACTCCATCTTTGGCAATAAGAGTTACACCACGAGCAATGTCAGTCATAAATGGGTTAATCTCGCCATCTTCTGTACCACCTGTAATACGACGCTGTGATAGGCGTGTGTACTTATCAGGCCAAGGGTTGTTAGCGCCCCAAGTCTGGTATTGCCAGGGAGTTGTTGCTGTGTATGCCATTAGTTCTCCTTAGTGAACTTACTGATGAGGCTAGGTTGCCCTAGCCCCACCCGTCAATCAACTAAAGTTGATTATCCGTTTGTCGCTGCAGTCTGGATCTGGTAAAGAGCCGCTGTACGAAGGATGTTGAAGCCACCGAAGTAGTACCAACCGATGGTGTGGTAACGACGGAGTGCATCGATCTGAGGACCGACAACTGTTGAGATGTCCTGTCCCTGAGCTTCTGCAAGTGCTTCACGACCAGCGATAACAGCCTTGTAGACGTTAACTGCTGGTGAGTTTGTGTTTGCAGCGAAAGGCACACGAGGTGTCTCAACTACGAACGCACCTTCAAGTACGCCGACTGCGCCAGCCACGAATGGTGTGCGGTCTGTGTACGCTGTAAGTGCCTGGAATCCACCAGTACCAGTTTCAGCACGAAGGTCGGCTGTCTGACGTGGGTGGAGGTAAGCTGCGTAAAGTTCACCAATACGAGGCAAAGCCTTGTTTGTGCGAAGTTCTGTTACAGCCTTACGAATCGCTGCAACAGTCATTGTGTCTGATGAGTCGATTGTGTTAGTTGTTGTTGCGTTGCCACCGTAAACGATGTTTGTGTTGCCTGCGCCTGTGAGGACAGCAGCAACAACAGCATCAATTGAGTCTGCAGCGTTGTAAGCGATGATGTCAGCAAGAGCTGTGTCAACATCGTTGAAAGAAGTCATATTGAGCTTCTTAGTTGTGGTTACGGCTGAGCCGTATTCATTGAGTGTTACTGTAATCTGGTTTGGATTACCAAGAGCAATAGAAGATACATCTGTTGATTCTGTCAATGTAGATGTCGCCTGAGCGAGGTCTGAATAGATTGAGAATACAACTGATGAACCTGGCATTGCTTGCTGGACTGGCTTTACATCTGCAAGAGCACGCATTACTGGAATGCTACGTAGTGCCATACGAACGTACTGATCGTACGCTGTTCTGACTAGGTTGCTTACTGCGGATGTGCCGGTCAGCGTACCATCTGGAATTGCCATTAGGTTTGCCTTTCGGTTAGTTGGTTAGAGTCCAGACTGTCGAATTACTTCGTCCAGCTCTTCTTTAGTGCTTGCATTCATAAGGCGACGCATAATGTCATCGTGAGAATCAGGCGTTAGCCCTTGCTCTGTAACATTATTCATTCGCTTGTATGCCGCAGCTTGAGCTGGGTCGACGACAGGCTGGTTGGATTCAGTGGCAAATCCGAAAACGTCTCCGTTATCTTCAAGCCACTTAGACAAAGACTCTTCAGTTGAGTCTACGTCCGATGGAATAAACTTAGCGATTTTGCTATTTACTCCGCGAGATTCGAGGACATCTTTAATTGATCGTTCTCGTTGTGCTTTGGATATTCCTTCAAACTGAGCACGAAGCTCAGCCAGTTCTTTATCCTTTTGCTTTGCTGCTTTACGCAGTTGTTTGACTAGATCATTACCGTTATCACTTGTAGTGATATCGTCGTCGTCATCCTCGTACTCGAAATTGGACATAGTCCATCTCCCATTCATAGTTAATCGCAGGCCTCACGCAGTTATGGGGATAGCTGTGTGGCTCCTACTACCGGTAATTGTTGTCGCTCCACTGGGCCGGTCGTTCCAGTGGCAGGCTTTATTTAGTACTGGCCAGCTTGGCCATATGTTGCACCGTAAGCCGCTTTATCGCGTCCTAGTGCTCCAACACCTGATGAGCCACTGAATGCGGCTGTTTCAAGTGCGGTAAGTTTTTGACGCTTTTTCTTTGCTTCTGCTGCGCCTGCTGTATTAAAGACTTCTGCTTCTGCAGTTCCTTGTGTGTAAGGACCTTGGTTGTAGATATCAGAAAGTTGTGAAGCACGTGGTAATAGTCCAGCAATCTCTGTGTAGCCCTGTTGAGCCTGAGCCTTTGTGATGCCCTGACCTGCTAGAGATTCTGCTGTACCACCCTGAGTCTGTAGACCTTGAGCAAGTGCTGCTCCGCCAATCTCAGCTGCAGTAACCTTACGCTTGATATTGGTTAGCGCATTCTGTGGATCAAGTGTATAAGCAAGAATGTCAGCGTTACTGATATCAGGATAGAATTGCTTAAGAGCTGTAAGGACTTCTGGGTTAGAGTTAAGTACACGCTGTTGCGCTGTAGCAATACGGTCTTCTAACTCAGATGCAGATACATCGCCAGCAAGGAACTTATCAAACCCTGACTGCTTGCCAGTAGAGTCCTTTGTGTAGTAAGTAGCAGGAAGACCATAGTTACGCATAATGTTCTGGTACTGGTCTTCTAGTCCTACATATTCAGCAGGTGTCAATGAACGAAGTCCTGCTTTAATGCGGTCTTGGTTAGCAGAGAATCGTTGCTGATAAGCCTTGGTGTTCTGTAGTTCAATAGCAAATTGTGATGGAGATACATTTGACTGAATAAGTCCTTTAATATCTTCTACTAGGCTACCTAGTCCGTACTTGTTGAACTCATTGTAAAGAATGTCATAGGCAGACTGGCGATCACGAAGTCTTGAAGCTTCTTCGGCTCTCTTTTGTTGTTCTAAAAGAAGTTGGTCAGTTGCTGAAACTGTAGATGTAACAGGAGCAACTGGAACCACAGGTACTACTGGAGTGCCTTTAGGTGCTGGCACTTCAGGTACTACTGGTACCTCTGCTACCTTGGGTGTTACCTTTACTCCAGGAACGCCTTCTCCAGTAATGTAATTAGGTGTTCCAGCAGGCTTGTATCCTGCTTGTACTCCACCAATAGTTACTGTTGGTTGTAATGTAGATTTTGGTGCTGCTTTCTTTTGAGCAAGCATATCTGCATAAGCAGAGTCAGGTGCAATAGCCATAGTTACCCCATAAATCCAAAGTCTTTGAGCACGGTCTTAGCAACATCAGCTGCTTCGCCTCGTGCTTGGTCTGTGTACTGCCAACGGTTGTCTTTGCGAAGTGCTCGCTGGTATTCATACAAAGACATTTCCTTCTCTGGCCCAATAGCCATACGAAGAGTAGGGTCGTTCAATGAGATTGAGTTTGGATTGATTTCCAAAGTTTGGGCAAGAAGGCTTTTGTATGGAGAATAGATTGTTGACAAGTCAACGCCTGATTCAATCAACTTCTTGACGTTATCTGGTTGACCGATAGAAGCGAGTTTACGGATGTCGTTTCCTACAATGCTGACATCTTCGCCCTTCTTTATTCTTTGAGCGAATGTGTCTAACTGCTCTGGAGATAAAGTAATGCCGTTCTTGTCTGCAACGCTCTGTAAAGTTTGGGTTGCAACAAGATTCTTGCTTTCCTCTTGGGTTGCCTTCTTGGCAACAAGGTCCTTATATTCTTTAGTACCTTTTACAAGATCAGTAACAAACTCAGCCTGATTAAAGCCAGGTGTTGTAACAGCTGTACGAACACCGTTAATCATCTTGTACTTAGTGACAGTAGCCTTCTGCTCTTTTTGCTTCTTATCAAGCTGAGCATAAATATCATTTACTTCTTTGGCAGTAGGATCTCTGTCAATACCAAGGTTGTTAAAAAGGGTAGTAAGTTCAGACTTAGTCTTAGTCTTATCCCAGACTGAAAGTGTTCCATATGGGTCGTACTGAGAACCCGTACCAGTTCCTGTACCAGATGTACCTTCTACGCTAGGGCTTGCAAGGAATGATCTAAAATCTGCACCACGCCAAGCCTCAGGAAGACCTGCACGGTCTGTGTATGCTTTCTGCAAAGCAGGCATAAAGTATTTTGATGGAGTTCCATTTACTGGACCCTTGTACCCAAAGTTTTTAGCAAGGTCTTTTTGAACATCAATAAGTTGTTGCTTATTCTTAGGGTCAGTAATAGTTGCAATAAACTCAGTAATAGTAGGTTCTTTAACTGGCTTACCATCCGGGCCAAGCGCAGTCTTTTCCTCAATTACAGGTATAGCAATTTTAGGTTGTGGAAGAGCAACCTTTGGCGCGACTCCAGCCTTTGTTAAAGTATCATAAGCCTGCTGTGCTTTGGTGTAGGCAGCAATATACTTCTCGTTACCCTTATAGCCTTCAAGCCCAAGGTCTGCTTTATCAAGTTCATCAAGAGCCTCTTTGTAAACATTAGCCGCGCCTTTAGCAACAGCAGCATTTGTTTTCTTTTCCTGCTCTGCAGTCTTGAGTGTTTTGATTTCTTTATTAAGAGCATTCTTTTGATCCTGAAATTGCTTGTATTTAATTTCAGCTGCTCTAATTTTAGGCTCAAGGGCCTTAATTGTTTCTTGTACTTCAGCCTTGGTTGATTCAGATATGCCCTTTTTATTAAGGGCAGTTTTGGCTGAATCAAGTCGACGCAAAAGTCCAGGGTCAAAACTTCCTTCAGTTCCGTGTAAGACATTGTAGGAACGTATGGTGTTTGATGTTACTGTTATCAGCTCATCTTCAAGCTGCTTAATAGTCTTAGCCATTTAGTCCCCTAGTAGTCTTCCGAACAAGACATCATATGCTGCCTTTGTGTTCTCATTATAGTTTGACATCTCGCGTAGTTTGACGATTACTTCGTCCTTGAGAATCTTTTGCATAGTTTGGTTTCCACCAAATTGCTCATACTCATCCTTTGTGGACTTGTAATCTTCATAAGTATTCATCATCTCACGCAAAGCAGATTCAGTCTTTGGACGAATCCCGATATTTGCATCAAGCATAACCTTGAGTTCATCAAGGGTACGAAGGCGGTCAATAGCCTTCTGGCTACCCTGAGATAACTCTTCTGTTACCAGTGGACGACCAGCAAAGAACACTGTCTTCCATTCGTTAAACTCTTTGCGAAGCTGTGTACGCTCAAAGTCAACTACTGATTCAGAAAGACTTGTTTCAAACGCGTCCTTCTTGTCGTAGTACTGTTGAAGATCTGCAGCTGTCTGGACTTCACGAAGATAGTCTTCAACGCGCTTGTTCTGGATAAGTCCAGAATCCTTAAGAGTCTTGTATGTATCCCAAGAGAAGCCTGACTTGTGAGGAATAAGGAATGCTGCAGCGGAAGGATATTCCTTGAACAGAGTTCCATTCTGGTCTACAAAACTACCAGCCTCTTCAGAGTAACGAAGTGGAGCAATGCTCTTTCGCTCTGATTCTGTAATAGTAAACGGTATCTGGTTAGGATATAGCTCTACCCATTTAGCCATTGCTGCGTCGTAGTCACCTGGGTACTGGTCAAGCAGGTTGTTAAACAACTGTTTGAAGTTAGCACGACCATTATCTGATATCCACTGAGCCATATCTGACTTCAACTGTACCTGTGGTGATGCTGGCGCAAAGAAACCAAATGCGAATCTCATACCAAGAACTGAAAGAGTAGTGTTCTTTACCGCAAGACGGTACTCTTCTAGCTGACCTGCTGTAGGCGGGATGAGGTTTCCTTCTTCATCATAGGTCTTTGGAATTCCGTGACCAGATGCTTCAAGATATGTGACAGCCTTACGCCAAGCAGAAGCATACTGAGAGTTGCGCTCATCAGTATTCATCGCAGCATAGAGACGGTTAATATGGGCTGGTAGTACAGCTGAAAGAACAGGTTGGTCCACAGAATACTTACCAAGGGCATATCCCTTAATGGTATCTGCAGCGCCTGGGTTAAAGATATTAACTATGCTAGACAAAGTTGTTACGCCAATACCAGCAAGTGGTCCTGAGAATGTAGGAACAAGTGAGTCTGGGTTAAGAGACGGTGTAAGCATCTTTACCTGTGCACCAAATTGAATTGGGAACGGAGTCTTAAACTCTGGTCCAATTCCCATTCTGGTCAATGTTGACTGAACAGCATTGTAGACAGGAGCAATACCTGGATACACAAAGTAATCTTGTCCCTGATCATCTTGCTGAATCCAGCCAGAGTGGGTTACGCCTTCGTATGTAAGAGCTGCTTTAGCAAGCGCCTCTGGGTTATACTTAACAACGCGGTACATACGGCGATAGAAGTCTTCAGTAGCACGATAGAATCGTGCAAAGTTACGTGAAGAGAATGCAAGTTGTGTACGGACTAGTGGGTTATCTACATAAGATAGAGTCTGACCAAGAGCACGCTCTTCTGTTACAAGCGCTAGGTCTTTCTTAGCACGGGCTGTAGCAGCAGCAATACCGCCTACGTTGTCAGGGTCAATACCCTTTGTATAAGATGCAATCCATACGTCTTCAAAGCCAGACTTCTTAAACTGCTTACGGATGTTAACCATCTCTTGTAAGACAATAGGCTGACGTGACATACGTGCGTTAGCAAGACCAAGGAATGTCCAGCCGTTTGACATTACGTTAGATGTAATGCGCTCAGCTTCAACTGCTGGTACCAAAGTAGGTCCAATAATAACTGCAGGAATGTCATCTGGGTTTGTTGGCAAATCATCAAGAGTTAGGTTTCCTGATACTTTCCACTCACCGTTTGCGTCTTTAATACGAATCTTGTTAAGGAGTTCTTCGTTGAGTGACTTATCACGCTTTGAGAATAGGTCTTTAGCACGCTTAAAGTTAAGTCGAGCAATTTCTTCTGCGCTCATATCGTTAGATAGACGAGCATCTGATAGGAATTGCTTACCTGACTTGGTGCTATTCATCCAAGCAACCATCTTCTTGACTGCTTCAACTTCATCGTCAAGGTTGGCAACAGCAATAGTGGACATCTCATCGTTAGCATAACGAGACATAGTCATCATCCAAGAAACCATAGATGCTTCATCTAGTTGGTTAAGAGCTTGGAAGTCATAGGCTCTTTCGCCTGGCTTCTTTACAAAAGTCTTTCCATCTGGAGCAGAGTAAGTCAAAGCGTGGACGCTTGTACCAGTCTGGCGCTCAAGGTTAATAGCACGAGTAATGTAATCATTACCGGTAACCATATTGAGGCCACCTTCAGATGCTACAGATAGGACGTTCTCAAGGTCGCCATCAGCAATCTGCTCACGAAGGATGTCTGCTTCCTTCTTGTTCATTGGCTGTAAACCAAGTTGACCACGCCAACGGTTGAGGCGACCTGAAGTAAGAGCGCTTGCAAAGATTTCACGAGCCTGTGTAGTTATACCACCAGCAAGGCTTTTCTCAAGTTCTTTAATTTGCTTTGCTAGTTCGTCTGCTAAGCCAGTATTCTTTGCTTGAGTTGCTATAGAAAGTTCTTTACGCAAAGATGCAAGTTCAGATTGTCCAACATCAAACTTGTTCTTTAGTCTAGTAAGTTCTCCTACGTACTGATCAACTTCTTTTCTATTAGCAATACGCATAATAGAACCGAGTGCGTTGTTTGAGATACCGCTAGTACCTTCAACTTTATTGACTGCCTGAAGGTATGTGTTGATACGTGTAGAAAGCATACGATTCTTGGCAAGTCCCCAAGGAGACATACCAATAGCAAGGTTAACCATAAGGTCTTCACCCGCGTTACGAAGAGCATAACGTGGACCAGCAAGTGTCAAGAATGACCAAGCGCTGTTCATTCTGTTAGCAAAATCGCTGTTAGCTAATCCCATAGTCTTCTGGAAAAGAGTGTTACGTGCTGCTGCACGATCAAGGTCTTTAATGCCAGGTGCTGCTACAAGGTTACTGAAGTCTGAGGGCATTGAACCTTTATCGCGGAAAGCGTCATCAAGTCCGTGAATTGCCTGATTCTTACCAGTAAGGTAACGAACAATCTGTTGACCTGGTAGGTTGGTGTTAAGACCACGAATCTCTGCAATAGTTCCCCAGAGTCCGTAGTACATTTCCTTACGCTTACCGACTTCAGTAATTGTGTCAAAAGCTGTAGCAAACATCTGAGCGTCTTTAGTTGGGAGCACAGTTACAGCAAGACGATAGATTTGGTCTGAAGCGTTCTTGGCTGTTACGTCAAATACTTCTTTGTCAAAGATTGGAGCAAGAGTAAGCTGTGCTTTAGCACGGTCAATTTTGTACTGTACATACTTCATTGAAAATCGTGAGATTCCCTTGAAGTTAGTATTTGCTTTTACTTGCTGGACAATAGTTTCTCTACCATCAATAATGGTTTTAGCGATACCATCAGCATCTGTAGCTCCACCAAACCAATAGTTATCAGTTAAGCCAGGGCCAACACGATCAATATCAAATATCTTATCGCCAGTAGTAACTGCAGCAATACGAAGTTTCTGTCCTGGACTCATTGTAGGCAGGAGTACACGCTTGCGTCCGATAGCACCTGCAAGCATTTCCTTTGATTGCTTAGCGTTCTCAAAGAAAGCCTTAGCGGTGAGTGCATCTACAACTCCACCACCTGGTGCATTCATAAATACCTTAACAACTTCATCACCAAACTGAGGTGCAAGAATCTCTAAGTTACGACGAGCCGCAATAATGTCTTCTGTCTTACGGGATTCAGTAGCTTTTTTAAGCGTTTGAAGACCTTGTCCGTATTGATTCCAAAACTGTTGTGTGCCAGACTTAGCAAAGTAGTCATCTACTTTTCCGCCACCAAGAACTACGTCAAGTGCATAGTTGCTTACATCGTAGAAACGCTTTGCTTTACCTACAAGAAGTGTTGGGTCTGCAAATACTCGGTAAGCTGCATCTACTGCGCCAGAGACTGCCTTGTAAAAGAATCCAGATCCTTCAAGTTGCTGTGGAGTTACAAGGTTTGCAACCTGTCGTCCTGGAGAATACTTAGCAGCATTAACTGAGTCAAGTGTATTCTGAAAGTTTTCACGTGCTGCTTCTATATCACCAGCTGCAATACCAGGAATAACAGTATTGCGTGGGTCAGCAAGCATTACATACTTTTTAAGTTCTTCTGGAACTGTAGCAAGAATCTTTTCTGGGTCTTCTTTTGCTGCAATTCGCATAGCAACATCTACAGCGCCTTGACCCCATTTTGTTTTTGCATCAAGAATGCGGTCTGGACTAAATACTTTATCGCCTTTATCGTTTGCTATTGTCCACGCTTCATCAAGGTTTAAGCCTTGGTCTGCTGCAATAGCACCAGTACGATAAACTCGTGTAGAAAAATCTGAGATGTTTCCAAGACCAGCAATAATGCCAGAGCCTGCAGCACCAAGTGCGTTGCCTACAGCACCGCCTGTGTAATGCCAAGCGGTTCCAAAAAAGCCACGCTTAGGCTTAATAGCAGGATCTTCGTTACCAAAGTTCTTTTGTAAATTAGCCTGTTGTTCAGGTGTGTAAGTGTTGTACTTTTGCTTAGCAACATCTGCTGGAAGATTAGATAGTTGACGATGAACAGCAAGAGCCTTGTTAAAGGAATCAATCTTTGCTTGCTCATCTGGTGATAACCCTGCTGCGAATGCAGCTGCTTTTAAGTTATCAGCCATTAGTTACCTCGTGCTAGAGCGTCCTGATACAAGATTGCGATAGAACCGTCTGTGTCATAAGGAAGCATCTTTACTAAAGTATCTGAAAGTTTTTCTGAAGACTTAGCCATAGCAAGTACTTCTGAACCAGCCCCTGCTCCTACATCTACACCCTGTGTAATAGGTTCGTTAGGACGTTGCGTTGGTTCAAAAAGCCCAACACCTGTTGGAGCAGGCATTTGCTGTGCTGGAACCTGTGGTGCCTGTGTAAGTAATGGTGATTTTGGTGCACGCGCTAATGGGGCACCAGACTTAGCTGCATCGTATGCAACTCCGTCACCGTAAGAATTTGATTGGTACTGAAGATCTGTACGCTTTGCGTACTTACCAGGACCTGATACACCCTGCATTGGGTTAGTAGCGTCTTCAAGCGCCATCTGTATCCTCCTGAATAGTTTCTAAATCTGTAGCGAAGTCTTCCCACGCTTTGTTTAATTCCGTTGTGCGGTTTGCATTGTAAACGGATAATTCTAATAAATCTTCTGCGGCTGCTGTAAAAACCTGCAACATATTATATGCAAGTTCAGCGCCGACAACTAAGAAGTCAGCGAAGCGCACTGGACGTCTAACTTTATTATCCATCCAGTACACCCCGCTTCTTAAAAGTTATTACTTCTTTACCTTTTTGCCTGGCTTTGGTGTTCCAGCGAATGGTGCCATCACCTTACCGCCTGACACTTTAGTTGTAGCTCCCATCGCGCCTTCAGTTGGCTTTGACATTGAAGCTGGTGCCTGTGTTCCTTTATTCATATTTCACCTCCCTAGAAGTTATGCCGCGCCGCCGATTGATGCGAGCAATGATGCAATATCTGGCTTACCTTGCGGTGCGCCTTGTGGACCGCCAGCAGCAGGGGCTGCACCGCCAGTTGTTTCCATACTTGGCTGCGAGGCAGAGGCGGGAGCCATACCTGCTACTGGGGGCTGAGGCTGCATCGCTGCTGTCTCAGGCTGAGGTTCTGGCGTAAACGCCTTCTCCACAACAGTCTCAATGTTCATACCCTTTTGACGGTTCTTGATCATCTCCGCAAAAGAACTAATAATCTTCATAGGGTCTTGACCTTGTGCAACCATCTGTGGAATTGCAAGTGCGGTCTGACCAATAGCTGCACGAAGTGCATCGCGCATCTCTTCAATGTCGACCTTCTGTTCTTCCTGACCGACGTTGATTTCGATAGGAAGTTCACGGCGTACGTAGTCGCGTGAAACAAGTTTATCGCTACGCATCTGTAGCAAAGCCACTGTTGCGTTGTTTGGATTCATACCAGACATAATGCCGTAACGGACATCTACTGTGTAGTCGCCGTTGATTGCTCTAGCTGGTGCATACTTTATCGTGTAAGGAGTTCCATCATCCATACCGCGAATTTCTTTAACCTTGTTACCAAAGATTTTTTCATCGGTTCTGAAACAAATGCCGATAAGCTCAACAAACATACGAGCAAAGTGAGACTGCGCCGCTTTGATCTGTGTGTCAAAACCAGCTTGAAGGGCTTGAACACCACGACCTGTAACAATCGAAGCATCTGAGTTTCCTCCACGAGTTTCTGGATAACGGGCACCGGTACGAAGTTCACGTTCTAGGACACCTGATTCACCGAATACACCGGCTGGGAGTTCCAAAGGAACGCGACGGATACCCTGTGGGTTAGCAGAACGCATAATTGAATCTGGACCGAGTGCAAGTTCTTGCACATCCTGTGGGATAGCAATAGGTGCTTGGATAGATTTTTCTGCTGCTTGGATCTGTAGTACTGCAAAACGAGCACGAGCAAGCTGAACACCTAGCACATCGTCGTATTGACCACGTGCTTCACCATCAATAG